GTTGTCAAGAACAGGCGCAATCAGGGGTGCGATCTTCTCGGAAAGGTCTCCAGGCAGCGCTCCGCGCCCGCGCTGGAATTCAACACCTACGTCACTTCGAACGTAGTACACCTTATCAAAATCACCAGAGGCGACACCAAACAATCCGTAGTGCAACGCAATCAGCGTCTTTCCGGTCCCGGCACACCCATGTGCGAGAGTAACAGTGTTTTTCTTAAGGGTGTTCCACAGGTCTTCTTGCCGCCAAGTCAGAAACTTGGGAGGCATGACATCCATACCTTTCGAGTAGGAATGCTCTAACATCTGGGCATTTTCGGAACGGCGAGCCTTGCGCTTTGTCTTTGAGTCTAACATGTTTAAGGGAGTGGGACAGTCGGTGGGTAGTTCATACACTTTGCTGCTTAATAGGATTACATCCTTATCACCCCCTTCAGAACTAGTGGGACGAGTCATGGTTGGAAGGGAAACTCGTACAGTAGGTTTTACCCTACTAATCTGGCGAGCACCGTTCGGCGGGTAAAATTGAAATAAATTAGTGAACGCAACTTCACACGAAATGATAACAACCATTTGTTTTGGTCAGAGTTGTGGCTGAAAATCAAAATAGCGAGTACAGTTTACTTTTTGGCGACGACCTGAGTACAGCGTCCGTCCAAGCTCAAGTTGTAGAGCTACTAGTGAACACCAAAATCTACAGCCTCGACCTTGCAAGAGGTAGACTCAATAAAGTCGTGATGGTGATTTTACACAAACCCACAAGCGCGGTGGTAGGGGTGGTAACAGGTTCTGAACGGTATTCCCATTGCCTGAATGGCAGATACTGCCATCTCGGGGTGGTCATTTTACCTCACCACTCCAACAGACCAAAAATCCTTGAAAGGGTGTTCAATTTTCTTCGTGACTCTAAGCATCCTCACCTAAAAGGGGTCGCCATTTTTCGAAAAAATCGCAAGATCTCAGACAACCTTCTGAGGCGGTATAAATTCAAACCCTCCATCAAACCTGATTTGTATTTCAGAGATTTTAACACAACGGGTTAAGATGAAATTACACAGAAACGCGAGACTGTACACAACTCTTTACATACTAAGTCACTTCGTCCTGGGGGTGTATTTTTACGTTTTCGGCTACACCTACGCGATAACCTCTTTATTCCTGGGACTACTCATTTTCAATACCGCTACCTATGCGTTTATGCATAGGGCAGTCGCACACAATCAGTTTCACTTTTCTCCCCGAATCAAGAGGTTTCTGTGCAATCTCTTTTCAATGTGCGGGTTCGGTAGCCTTGCCGTGAATTGCGCAGTTCATACTCAACACCACAAGTACAGCGACACTCAACTCGACCCGCACGATTTTCGTCGGGTAGGCCTGGTAAAAACAGTTTTCAAACAATGGGACGAAAAGTACTACCCGCCGGTGAAATCTTACGCAAGATATTTAAGGGACCACGAGATTCTTTTGCAGCATCGAAATAACGCTAAATTCTTTCTCTTTTCATCCCTTGTGTTTCCCTTTATACCGGTGGTGTCCTTTTGGATGCTGAACCTAATCTTTATTGTGAATCACCTGGGGGAGGGTGATAGCTCCCTGAATGTTCCCGTCCTGTACCCGCTGATGTGGGGGGAGGAATTTCACTCTGATCACCACTCCCACCCCGAAAGAAGAAAAATGCACAAACTAGACCTTATCTTCCTGATAGCTTCCTTTCTGGAGCGAGTTTAACCCTTTAGTGAAGCCGCTCGGCGAAGTCATCAAATCCGTCTTTTCCGCCGCACCATCGGGAGTACCGGTCGTCCGGCACGTTGTATTGTTTGACTTTTGCTTTTGTCAAATACTTGTCAGCTATTGGCGAAGTTGCCAATACCACAGTGCCATACTCGGCACGCATAATCTCACTGTTAAAGTCAGTTGGATGAATAGCCATGGTAATCTGTCTTGAGGACAGCAACTTTTATTTTATACCGTGGTGGTTACCAATCACCACTCAGTCGTAACCAATGCGACCCCTGCCGCCCCTTCTGCTGCTAACGAAAGGTGAACGAGCGTCGACACCCATTGTTGAGGCATCGTAATCCGGATCGTTAATCGCGGTGTCACCTGTGAACAACTTCTGCCGCCCTGTGCGAATTTCCCCAAAGACGGACTTATCACCGAGTCCTTCACGAAGAAGGTCTCCTTTGAATCGTTTGTTCTGAATAATCGTTTCCTGAAGTCCACGATCAACAACGTCCATTTTCATCGCATAGTAAGTGAGCGCCCAAGTAAAAGCATCCGTGCTGTCGTCGTGACGAACAAACGGAAATGCGGTTAGTTCTTTGATGAAGGCGTCGGTCCAGTATCCCTGAACCAGTTTAACCCGGCTGTTCTCCAGTAAAGGACAAATCGCCTGCAATCTTGTAGTCTTTGACTTCAAGGGTCGCATCTCTTCGATCGGAACTTTTGCTTCTTTTCGAAGAACTTGAATGAGCGAGTGGCCCGACGCGGCCTTTTCGATGCATAGAACTTTTGCCTGGTAATGAGCGTAGTTTTGTTTTACAGCTTCGACTAAGTCAGGGAATCCCCAGCGACCTTTCACGATCTCTCGAATGTAAATCACAGTCGGGTCTCGCATACTAATTCCGGCCACACAAATTGCCGTTTCGTCCGCCATCTGCTTCTCCGAGAAAGCGCAGTCGGCGGCCAGCCATACAACGTCAAGTGGGGGACAATCCTCCTCCTCTACAACTTCGATCCAGCTGTTCTTGACAATCTGACCTTCTGAGGCAACAGGAACACCTTGGTAAAGTGCCGCGAATTTGAAGCTGCCCATGATCTTCTTCTGCGACTCAAGCATCGGCACAGAAAAAGTTGGGTTATCGGCCCAGTGTGACTCCCCCATCGAACGTTGGAGGGGGTCAGTAGACGGATCTTCGCAAAGTCCTGCGACATTGATCCAGCGCCAACCGAACTCGTTGTCAATTTCATCGTAAAGGCCATCACCATCCATCAGAACGCCATGCAGATCTTTCTCGTGAAAACGAGTTGCGATGATCATTTGGCAGTAATGGTTAGTTCTTCGCGTCGACGCCTGCTCCTGCCACCATGATTCGAGGTTGTCAAGTGCTTGTTTCGAATCCGATGATTTCAACGGGTCGTCAATTACCATGGCGCCAACGCCAGGGCTGTCCATATCCGTGGTTCCGGCGGTGAAGCCAGTTAGCACCCCCCCAACAGATGTAGAAAGGATGAAACCGCCACCAACCATGTCATACTTTGAGTCCGGGCAGAATCCAAGCCATTCGGGAAAAACCCGCTTGAACTCCTTCGACTTCATCATATGAACTACTTCACGGTGAAATTTGAAGGAGAGGGAAGCACCGTAGGAGGCAATGACGTGCTGTGTTCTTTGGTCCCTTCCGAGCAGCCACGCCAGGAACATAGTTGCAAGCATTGACTTTCCCGAACGCGGCGGGCAGGAAACAATCAATCGCTTGTACCTTCTCGTAGCAAGGTCTTCAAATGCCGAGCCGATCAATTCGTGAAATGGGGCAACCTGAAGGTCGCCATGCTTCATGATATCGCAGAAGGCAAGGAAGCAATCTCGGGCAGCTTTGTGCCGAAACTCTTGAATTACCATGCGCGGAGCTTCCATGAGCGTTAGTTCACGTATGCCCCGCTGGTATTTTCTCCATGAGCTATGTTCTTCCAGCTGGCTGGCTTTCGTGATTATGGGGCGCATTTCAATCTCCCGTCAGTTTCTTCAGGAGCTCCCCAACTTTCCCGTCGTACGCAACCGCAAGCTCTTGCTCGCTCTTGGAATCAATCTGTGTGAGGGAAACGATGTCCGAGGTGATTTCTCTGTGCGCTTTGATCGCGCTGTTAAAGATGGAAACGAGGTCTCGAGTGGAGCACTCTTCCATCTGGTTGGCAAGCTGGTCTAGAGCATCTTTCGCCACAAGAAGGGTGTCTTGCGCAAGGATCTCTTTCTGCTTGATAATGTCTTCGCGTGATTTAGCCATTAGTAAAGCCTCTTTCTGCATTTGGAGCAACCGCCTCTCGGCGGCGGGGGATTCCCCTTGTAAGCCATGATCTTTTGCAAGATCTTTTTCGCTTCTTCCATTTCATTCCGCTGTACGGCGGTGTGGTAGCTATGCCAAAGTTCTTGAGATGAGTTCATTAACAAGGGGCAACGGGGCCAGGGTTACCTACGCATGGAACGCAACCTAGCTTCCATAGCGAGTTGATGGAGGCGAGTTGGAAGGTATCTTCCAAAATCCACCCTTTGCCTTGGGGTGATTTCGCCACGAAATAAAACCTTCCCTTCGGAGTCTGAATGAAAGTCTCCGGAACGATACCAACCAGGGAGCCCCCTTCGAGGTACAGTTGTTTTGCTTCGGGGTTCAGAGGGTCGATGTTTAGGAAGGTGTACGCCCCTAGAACAACGGCAAATTCACCGGCATTGATTCCAGTAAACCACTCTGCATATTTTGACGCACGGTCAGAAATCGGGTCGGCTTTGCCAGCGACGTCATTCCACAGCTCGATCGCATATCGTGCTAGGAACTTTCCAGTTGGAGAGTAGAAAACTTCTTCAAGCGGCTCCGCAGTTTCAGCGTCCCAAACAGTTACAACTAATCTACCATCCTCAGTATAGCTGTTATTACTCAAAAGATAAATCGGTTGGTTGAGGGGATCAGGAAGGAATACCGTCTCGGTGTCACACACAAATACCCAGTTTCCTGACTGAGTTGCAGGATTGCTCCAGGTAACACCGTACGGCGCAGAGTAATCTTCGAGTGGCAATTTATCTCCGGTATACCACGGAACGTAGATCTCTCCGCTAGCAGAGTCAACGACGCCAGCCAAAGGTAGGCTAGTTTCGACGTTGGGCCCAGGGAAGATCTGGCGGCAATCCCCCCTTTGCACGCAAGGATCAAGGGCAATGTAAGGAAGCGTTTCTTCCGCCACAAGAACGTAAGTCTGGGTGTAGGTGTACTGAGATTCGGGGCTCAATCCGGTGAACGATTCGACCGAACAAGTGAAAGGTTCAATAACCTGAATCGAGGCGCCAGAAGGGACACTGCCGTTAATTGTATTGAAAGCGCCTGTAATAAGCTGTGTGGCGAAATCGTGACCAGAGGATGTAAGGTAGTTCTGACAAGAGAAATTTAACTCGAAACTCATACTTCTCTCGAAAACCATCGGGATTCGGTTCTTAACTGTGTTTGAAGAGCCTACGTAACGAATTACGATGTTGTTAGTTTGCTGAACTACGCCCTCGTTTTCGATCGCATCGGCGAGGCGAAGAACATTGACGCTGATTGGAATCAGGGGGGAGGCTATAAGGGCATCAACAATGAATTGCTCGATACGATTGATGGTGTTAAGTTCCATAGTTTATGGGAAGTTAGTGTTTGAGCCGTTGATGTACCACCCACCAGCATCGTTTGGCGAAGTAGTTTGAAGGGTTGAGGCCAGCTCCAGAAAATTATTCGATGTGATCCAGTTCGGAAAATCGTTATTCTGGCCGACTGCACCCCAGCCAATTCGGTAGTCAGGGGCCTGATTCCCAGCTGTGTCGGTTGTCCACCCTGAGAGACCTTTTCCGGATACAGAGTTGTAACGTTGTGGAACGCGCCACGACCGCATAATACCTTGCGGTGTATCAATCGCCGAGTCTCCATTACCTGCGCGAATCGCAGTCATTTTCATCTCGGCCTGCATCTGCTTCAGAGCGGCGTCGTAATCTTTGTAGACGTCCTCTCTGCGGCGAACCGTATCAAGATAGTAACGGGCGATAGTCAGCGCCGTGCGGCGCCGATTGCTCGTAATTAAAACCATTCCGGCTTTTCCGGATTGTTCAATGTACGAGTCGATCAAAGAGTTGGCATCTTGAATCGCCATCTGCAACTTTGCCACATTCACCGTGGTGGCTGCTGCATCGTCGATGTTTGTAAGTTGTATGGCTTCTTTTAGTCCGAACGCGACGGTAAAGTCGTCGGGTGACGCACTTCGGGGATCGGATTTGTGGTTAGTTAAAACTCCTGAGCGATTCTGGTATGGGAAACCGTAACCACCGATCGTTTGACCCAGGTTAGACTGAATGCGGGAGCCATCAGTTGATTCGTCCGGGGCGAGTGTGTTTCTCGCTGCAACACGGTAAAAGGCGCGAGTCGCGTTGCGCTTCTTAACAACGTCGTTTGCAGTAGGTGGAATCGGACCACGCAGACAAAGGTTGAGGTCGAGTGGCGGCTCGTAGGAAACGAACGCTTGATCCCAAGGCGTCAGAGTGCTGTCTATCCCGATGGATACCATCGTGTCCGAGGAATAGATTAGGGTTTCCACCCCATACTGGCCATAGTTGACGGTGAATGACGTTAACGGCACCGGAACATTTGTGTCCAGTGGTGCGTCAAAATACAGAACAACTGTTGTTGGCGTCGTAACTAGAATTTCTTTGATCTTAGGCGCAGCCATCAGCTTCCTCAGCTATAAAGGTTGGTACGAGGGTCGTTGGAGAACGGGTGGAAATATTCGCTCACCCAGAATGAATATGCTTCTTGTGGAACTTCGATGACGTAACCGTCTAACTCACGGTATTTGCAATTTTGCAAGTAGTTCGCGGCCAACCGAAGCGGCCATTCATCTCTCCAATTTACTTCCCAGGAGTCGATTGTGACGAGGAAACCTTCGATCGTGTAATCAATACGACCAACGATTGAACCGCCGCGTTGCTCGTCATCGGCATATGGGGGGTTACTATAGTCGAAAGTTTCCGAGACTCGATCGAAAATTTCCCCGTCCCACTTCACGAGCAGATACCGAAGCTCACTCGGAGGATCCTCATGATAAAGAAAATCTTGGAAGAGCCACGTGGGCGATTGAATTCCGGGACGACGAATTGCCATGAGTTAAGAGGGGGGTTCGTGCCAAGTGGCTTCCCCGCCGTAAGGGTTCGGGCGAGGTGAAGTTCCGTACGCAGAGAATTTGCTCATTTCTTCTAATGAAGTCGGGAAAACAAAATCCCAGACCGCTTGTTCGTCGACGGGCGGTTCTACGTCTCCGCCACTGTCGAGTGGCTGCAATCCGTCGTTTTCGCCAGCGTGTCCATGCTGTAAATCAACGTGACGCACCCAGATATACTGGCCTTGCCTCTTAAGGCAAACACACAACCAGTCAGAATCCATTGGGCCATCTTCTTCGATGACTGTGCACCCGTGGTTTTCCAGTGATGCTGGAGGGAGGGTCCCGGCGGGGTACACCGGAAGTCGGACCATTGTGCTATTGTTCGGCATTTCAAGGTTTTTCTCTGCCTTGGGTGCCAACAACTGGGGGTCAAACAAAACATCTTGTAAGATCGCGTACTGGTACTCCCCGCTAGACGGTGCTATGTTAACCCTCTTACCAAGCAACCCTTCAGGTTGCCTCCCCACGAAAGCGGGCGATGTATCAATCCAGTGCGACGGAGCAGCTTGCTCCCCAGGTCGTTCAGCAGAAAATTCCCCGGTTGCCCCAGTGAACTGAGGTATGTCGATGTTGTGATCGTCAAAGATGACCTTAACTCGTCCCCGGTCCATCGGATCGTTTATATCAACAATCGTCCCCCGCAAAGTACCTCTCGGCAGCCCCGCGAATTTCATATTTGTCTCAGTTGCGTTCAGAATCGAAACAAACTGACTCACAAATTCAGAAGCTCTGAGTTTGGGCGGATGCATGCTCAAATACCGTTGTGAGATTTAGAAAATCTTGGTGTGTTTCTGGGGTGACGCTTGGGAGGGGGGGACAGGGGAGGGGGAGTCCGAACTTTGGCTGGTTTTGCCGGCTCCACGGTTTTCGGTTCTTCAATAACCGGTTGCTCGACTGTCAGAACTTCCGGAGTAGTCTCGGTGGCTTCTTCCTGGGCAGGTTGCAGTTCTTCTTCTATTGTTTCGAATGAGCTCACTTCTGGTTGCGGCATTGGTTTACGTCGTCTGGTGGTCATACGTAGGTTAGGTACTAGAAAGTTTTACCCCCTTTGCCTTTCGGCAAAGTTTGAATTGTTTTGTGAAGCAAAACTTAGTTCGTGATAACGGTCCAACCTTTGCCTTGAAGCGATAGCTTCGCAGCGGCACCTGCGGCGCCAGGGGCAGCCGAGGTTCCGAATTGGATGCCTACAATTCCATTACTTTGACCAGCTGTGTCGAGGGAAACGAGAATGTTATCAACGCTAGTTTGGTCGAGAGCACAATCTTGCCAAGCCATGTTGAAGTTGGTTGCTGTGCAAGTGTCAAACATTCCCGCAGGGAATGTGGTTAGGCTGGTGCAGCTGAGCCACGCAGAAATGAAATTAGTTCCGTTGCTAACGTCAAGTAGGGGGAAGGAGGTTAGGCTGGTGCAGCTTTGCCAAGTAGCGTTAAAATTAGTCCCGTT